ATCCAAGTATTATTTAAAATTACTAGTGAGCCAAGTATATTAAAATTTTCTATTGTTTCAACATCGTCAAAAACATTCATTTTATATAGTGCATAATTAACTACTAGTTTTTGAGTTACCAATCTTTCTAAAGAAGGATACTCTGGAAGCAAGGGATTTAGTTCTCTTCCATATCCTCTTTTTATTGCTCTATTTGTAGTATATACATCAAGCACATTCCAAGCAATCCAGTCATAGATATATTTATTATCTTGTTCTTTAAAGTGTATTCTTTGGCTTTCGTTATATTGTTCTATTCGTAAAGCATCTGCTTTAATTTGTTCATAATCCCAAGGTATATCAACCTCCAGATTGGCGGATTGTAATGACTGAGCCAGACCCAGAGTTAAGAATAATGTTATAAGCT